GCTAAGGCTCCACCTTTTCCACCACCAAGTAAGCCACCGATAAGATTAAGCACTATGCTGCTCCGCCTGTCATCCAGCTAATTATCCAGAGAACAACGATCGCTACAATAGCGGCTTTTATCCAGTCCTTCATCTGCCAATCCGACCACTCTTTAATATGTGACCATAGATCTTTTAATAGGTTCATAAAACCTCCTTTGTTAAAGTAGCGAAGTATACTATTTTATACCTTTAAAAGCTACTTTTTTAATTTGCATTCTACTTGTTTGACCCTGTGGTCCAGTTCCTTTGTTATCTTTTACAACAAAAGGAGAAATACTTATTTCAGCAGTTGAAGCTGTGCCTCTGTTTGGAAAAGGATTTTTTTGAGGAACTTCCGTCATTTTTGCATTTTTAAATTTCATTAATAACCTCTCTTTGCAATACCAAAACCTCTTTTGGCAATTCTTGTTCTAGATGATTTCTTTTTAACAATACCACCTTTTTTCATTTTAATTACACCTTTACCCATTAAAATATCTTTTTGAGTAACTTCACCATCACCTGATAAATCAGGGAAACCACCTTTTGCTAAATTAGCTGTTTTTATTCTTTTACCATCATCACTTACTATTGATGCCCCTGCGGGTCCTATTGATCTTTTTGTTTCTTTTTTTGAAGTAGAGCCACCTGCATCACCAGGGTTTGCTTTTGATTTTTGTTTACCTCTTTGAAATGGTTTTGCTGCAACTATTGCTCCTTGTTTTTGTTTAACTTCAGTAACTTTACCATCTGTAACTTTATAAGTTTTGTCACCTACCTTAATCATTTCTTCTTCGTCTTTATTTACATTACCAGGAAGCGTTTTTTGTACCATTTCACCCTCTGCATTTTCGTAAATTGCTATTAATTTGTCCCCAACTGTTTGAACTTTAACATTATCTGCTGTTTTTGGTAAACTAATTTTTTTTGTGTCGATAGCCATGGCTAATGTATAGTTGGTTTTATAAGATTTAGCAAGTCTCTTCCATTATGATCCATAATTTTTTGAAATTCTATGTCGGATAAATTATTATGATACAATATTTTAGCTACAGCCATCATGGACCCCGCTAAAAGTATCTGATCTTCTTGACTTTTGGTCGTTTGATCACAAAATGCCAATAAATTATCAAAAAACTCCTGTAATCTGTCAGTTGCAGTATTCATATTGTTAATATTAGACACAATCATCACTTTTACAACTAAGTTTTACGTTTTTTAGATTTCTTAGACGCAGAACCACCTTTTTTAAAACCCTGTAACGATGCATATTTAGGAGGTTGCACTCCTGCCTTAATTAATTGTGCTATTTTTTTAGGATCAATAGACTGACCTCTATTTTTAAGTTGTTTTCTTAATCTACGTATCTCTGCTGCTGATAATCCTGTTGCCATTAGTTACCTTTCTGTTTTGCTAAATTAACATTTGCTCTTAATTGAGCAATATCTTCTTGTGATTGTATTTTTTCTCTAGCAATTTTTTCTTGTTCATCAATTTTTTCTTTATCTAATTCAAAACGTTGTTGATCATCAAAAGCTCTTCTTTGTATTTCTGACTCTTGAATGTCTAAATCACGTTTTTTAAGCTCAAGTAATGGATCAGCTTGATTAGCTTCTAGATATTCTTGTTCTTCTGCTACCATTTCTTCTGTTCTTTGAGCAATAAGAGCAGCAATTTCTTTTTCATTTTGCATTTGAAACTGTTGCATTAACTCTGGTGGTACTTGTCCACCAAATTTCATCGCTTGTTCTTGTATTAATGGTGCATTTTTCGCTTCAATCTCTTCTCTTGATTGTTGTGAAATATGATCAGACACATGACTTTGAAAAATTAATAATACTTGAGGACTATTTTTTACCAAATACGACGACATAAAGGCACGATGTGCATTGATATGTTGTTGGTGATCTTGTCCAGGAAAGACTTGAAAAGGAATTCCTTTAAGTGCGTTTGAATTTTCTTTCGCAGGGTCCAAAGGAGTAGGAGGTGCTGGAGGAGGAAGAATTGATTCTATACTGTCAACACCTAAAGCCATGTACATTCTTCTATAGGCTTCATAAATGTTATGTATTTCTGGATTACTTTGAGCTAATTGTAATTGTGTTTGTGCCAACGATATACGTTGCGTCATAGAAAAAATATTTGGATCACTTACAGGTATGACGTCAATACGATCATCGAAATCTGCTAATTTAATTTGTCTATCTCCACCACGTACAGAGTAAGGATATGCTGGAGGTAAGTATTCAGCAAACACTCTTGCTAATATTTTAAACTCGATATGTTGTGCGTAATGTAATCTTTTGTGTATACTTGACATGACCCGTGAACCACGTTCCAATAATGCCATTGTAGTACCAACTGGATTGGCTTGTGAACCATCTCCAATTTTTTGATCAGCAATAGAAGCGAACTCTCTACCACTTTGCACGACAAATCCTAATAGTTGATATAATACTTGATCAGGTCCCTTGTATGGTAATGGCATTAAGCCATCACGAATTGCACCGCCTGGTGCGTCTACGTCTCTAAATTCTCCTGGCTGTATTGGTGAATCATCATCCCTGATTCTAAGACCACGGGCCTTGAACCCTGCTGGCAAGTTTGACAATGTTCCCGCATCAATAAGTTGACGGAGCGCTGAAGTGGCCGTTCTTGATAAACCCCCAAGCATATGGATAAGACCAAAGCCATAAAAACCAAGACCAGGTAAAAACTTAAAGTGTACGAAGTAAGGTATCTTTTGTTTTGTTGGATCGTTAGGTTTGTAGTTTCTGTAGATAGATAAGACTTCGCCTGAGTTTTGATCAACTGTGATAATATAAGGAAGTTTGATTCCAGTTTGTTCTCCGTCTTTGCCTAAATCTTCGAAGCCTTCTATATCGCATTCAGCATGAAACTCTATTAGATTAAAATCATACTCCTCATCTGTTTTTTGCACACCTTCAAGTTTATCCATTTTTTCTTGAATAGGATTATCTTCAGAGATACCGGGATTAAGATCTATGTCTCGATAAAAACCAGATACTTGTTTTTTACGTAAATCATTTTCTGACATTTTTAACACATGTGCAATGCGTTCTGCTGACATAAGGTCACTAGCGTTGTAAGGAACAACTAAATCTTCACTAGGAATAAATTTTGCAACAGCTCTATTTTTCTGTCCATCGTAATAAACTTTTTTAAATGCTGAACCTGCAAGAGGTAAATGAAAAAGCAATTGATCCATCTCAGGATCATACTCTTGCATCACATTTGTTATTTGATAATTCATAAAATCTTTAACACGCTCTGCTTGAGCTTCTTTATCCATTGTAACTTCACCAACAATACTTACATCGACAGGTCCTTTTGCTGGTAACATTTCTCTGTATGCATGCGCTTGAAACTGTGTAACTGATTCTGCTAATAATGGATGAGTAACACCACTTGCTCCTTGAAAGGGTTGTGATCTTTCATCGTATTTGAAACCAAGTAAATCTAATCCTTTTGAAAAACCTTCTTCCCAATCTTTTCGTGAACTTTTATCATCTTCAAATTCACCTAATAATTTATTTGAAATTCTCATTAATTCATCATCACTGATAACTTCTGCTAAGTTTGCATAAAAATCAGTAGAGGGTGCTTGTAGTGGTGGGTTAATTAAAGCTCCACCGTCTTCCGTCATTTCAATATTTATTTCTTCAGATTCTCCAGGTGCATCGACTATAACTTCTTCTTGAGCTTTTATCTCTGCATTTTCTGGTTGTATTTTTTTATCTATGGCCATAACTTCCTTTTATTATAATTTAGTCAATTGATCTACTTAATTTATTCACGCCTCTTGTAATCAAATCTTTTGTGCTTTCAAAAATTTCTTTAGCAGTAAGAACTCTATCAGTAGATTTAGCTTTTTCAAGAGCAGAGCCTTGCACCATATTGATGCCATCAATAAGAAGATTAATATTGTCTTCTGAGCTTCCTCCAAAGTTTACTTCTTTGTCTCCTATTGATTTTGCTTTTGCAAGATCTAAGGCTAATCGTATTACTTGACTATCATTTAAAGGACCACCCTGTTTTTTATACATATCCGTGAGTACCTTTTCTATTAACATTAAATTTTCAGTAGAAATTTCTTCTGGGGTTGTAGCATATCGGGGATCTGGCATATCAACGGGACCACCTTTTTCAAAAGAAGGTATCTTTCCTTTTAAAAAGTTTTCTAACATATTTTCACCCTCAACCATTTTTGCTGCTGCTGGTTCAATTACCATTGGATCAATAATATTTTCTTTTCCTTTAATCGCTAAGTCAGCAACTTCAGGTGCACCTACGACTGCTGTTCCTATCGGCCCAGTTGCTACACCTGCTATCTTACCAAAAGCTCCTTTACTAACTAAAGCAACAAGAGCACTTAATGCTGCTTTTGCTTTTTTCGTTTGACCTGCTTGAAATAATTTATCTATCTGTGCTAAAGTAAAATCTAAATTTAATTTTTGTTTAGCATTCATTTTAACTTTATCAGCTAACTCTTGTATCTTTGTATAAATCTGTGATTGTATTTTTGGTTTCTTCACACCCGTAGCTGTGCCTTTGCTTTTAAAAACAAAATCAAAATTCTCATCAAGGTATTTATTTTGAAAAGCCATGCTAATAACAGGTTTATTATTTTTAATAGTAATCGCATTTTTATATTTTGGTTTAACTTTTACTTTGCCATCCTTACCTACTGTTACACCTTTTTTTAAAATATCTGCACGCATTTGTTCTGCATAACCAGATAAGAAACCTGAATTTTTAATTGTTGCTATTTGACTATCATTTAATCCTTTAAGTGCCGTGGTCCGATATTTTTTCATCGCTTTATTAAAACCATCAAAGTCATCTTCATAGTCCATGATGTTTGGTACATTAACAATGTTTCTTATTTGTGCTGACTTGATTCCTTTATCTTTAAACACTTTAAATATTTCAGGGCCCATGGGTCTATCAACTTTTGATCCTTTTAAAATATTGGCAATACGAGATGAAGGTCTGTTGGTTACTGTATCACTTGGCACGTTCAACGCATCAATGACATCGACCATTGTTTCCGTAGTCGATCCTAGTTTAGGTTTGCTCTTTAAATTTTCTACAAGTTGCCCTAATAACGCATCACCGCCCTTGTTCATCTGAACAATACCACCATCTTTTTTAGCAATAGTTGGTCCAACGCCAAAATCTTTTAATAGCTTTAAAACTTCTGAGTCTTTTAAATCTGATATTGTTTGAATAGTCGAGGGATGTAGATCTTTAGCATTAAAGTATCCTTTATCAATCATCTTATCTAACAATAATTGTTTTAACGGATTTTTAAAATCGTCTGCCATTAGTAATATTCCCTTTGTTGCGTGATCCGTGGTTCATCCTGATAGTCATCTGGTAGATTAATAAAGCTACCTTGACGAAAACGCATTAATGCCTGTGTAGTTGAATCCACTAAATCATCGTACTCACCATAAGGGAAAGCAGCGCATTCTTCAATAACTTCTTCTGCCCATCGCTTATCAGCAGGATAATAAATCTTACCAGCTTCAAACAAAGGTGCAACTGAGTTTACACGTACATGCTTATCGTTTCCTTTACTTGGTGTAAAATTTACAACAGGGACTCCTATTTGACGTAATTCGTGAGTTAGGGGTGTACCCGTTGCTTTGGCTTCGATTATCACAGTCTCTGGTTCCCAGTACTTATACTCCTCTAATGCAATTTTTTTTAATTCAGGGAAGTCCCACCTCCCCTTACGAACATCAAGCAAAATTAGGTGGGGCCCCTTGTTCGGAGGATAGAAAACTCCCCACGTGGTGATCGCAGAAAAATCGGCTGTTTCTTTTTTACTGAAGGCTGTGTCATAGCTTTGTATGATATGTATCAAATCAGGAATTTCTTTTTCTCTCCATTCTTTCCACCATTCTCTTTTGATGATAGATCCTTCTTCGGAAGTTGGATTTTGTTGCCATTGTGCTTGCCACTTAGCCTCGGACAGTGATGCTTTAACCGCTTCTAATTCTTCTAGCTTCCAATAGTTCGGCCAAACAGGAGTATTGCTTGGCATGATTGCAGGAAATTCTACTACTTCCCATTTATCTGCTTTCGGTTCTGATTGTGCATTTAATAGTTTGCCTGTTAAATCTTTCGTGGACCAACGTGTCATAACAATGACAATCGCACCACCTGGTTGTAAACGTTGACGAGGACCAGAAGTATACCACTCGTATGCTGAATCCATAGCCGTTTCACTTAGTGCATCTTGCTCGGAATGTGGATCATCAATAATTAATAAATCTGCACCACGACCGGTTATCGCACCACCGATACCTGCTGCATAATACTCGCCACCTTTGTTTGTTTCCCAACGCCCTGCCGCTTTGGAGTCTGCTGCAATTTTACAATCTTCAAAGACTTGTGCAAATTCACTTGTATCAACAAGGTTTTTCATCTTACGACCGAACCTAACTGCAAGCTCTCCTGTGTGTGTTGTTTGTATCACTTTTAATTTTGGATTTTTTCCTACCATCCATGCAGGAAACAAATAAGAAGCAAACTCCGATTTAGTGTGTCTGGGGGGCATGTTTACTATCAATCGCTTAATCTTTCCATTGGCAATATCTTCAAACTTCTTTGCTATCTTTCGATGATGATCTCCTTCAATAAATTCTGGCCAAACGTGTTTGACAAAGGGAATAAACCTTTTTTCAGCTAGGTCTAACTTTCTTAATTGCTGTTCCAATAGTTCTGTTTGGAGTTGGACCTCCGTTTTGTTTTGCATGGTATTGTTTGTATCAAACTGGGGGCGTAGTGTAAATTATTTTGTACCGGTGCTGCTTTAGGGGGGTGGGGGTAAATGTAAAGGGGTTTTTGTTTTTTGGTTTGGTTGTAAGTACCTAGGGCCACGGTTCATGGCCCTAGATTAATTATTATTTAAACTTTATGCGTATTTATAAATTCTGGAACCTCAATACACTCTAAAGATTTATTAAAATCATGATGCTTTAAAAATGCTTTGTAATATTCCGAATCAAAGCATTGTCTAAATTCTTCTAATGCTTGGACTTTAGCTTGTTTTTTAATGTCGATAAGTTCATTTAGTTTTGTATCATCAACATCAATTAATAATGAAACTTTTTCTTTAAGTTGTAAAGTTACCATAATTTTTTTCATGTTTATCCTTTCTATTAATATGGGATTAATCCTATATATTTATTTCGTTTTCTCAAGGTTTAATTCCTGGGCAATTTTCTTTTTATATTGGTCATAAGGTAAATGCCTATATTTATCGACTGCTGTAAGAAATTTAATATAATTTGATCCAAGGTTAATGGTTCTTTTTTTAGTGCTGCTTTTTTTCTTTTTCATATTTTCATTTCTCCATTTTCTTTATCTTGTAGTTTATTATTTTCCTCCGAATAAATAGCGTTATTAATTCTAGCATTTAATTCAGTATAATAAGGAAAAGAATAAACGCTATTTTCTTTTGTTCTTATAAAATCGGTCAATGCTCTTCTGATACATTGTAAATCTGTAGTATTTAAATCAATCATTTTTATTTATCCTTTCTAAAATAATTCTAGTTGTTTGGGGTTTGGTTCGTGGTTCTCGGTACTTGGTTCAGTATCTAAGAAATTAAATGATTTAGTAAGATTATCAAATAAAGCCCTTTTGATAATTTGTTTATTTACATAAAACCTAAATTCAAAAAGATTTTTTTTAATTTCTCTTTTTGTGGTGGTGTGGCTCACAAAGTGATTAGAATACTTGGAACTTGAACCAACGTTCACATTTACATTACAAGTATCTTTAGCCCCCCAAGATTTTGAACTGTTATAAATACAGGCTTCAACGTCATTCCAAATTGAATAAGCTCTAGACATAATTTTTATCCTTTCTTAATTAATTAATAGCCCAATTTATCCCATAAATGCTTAATTTTCAAACATTTTTAACAGTTTTTTTATATCGGTTCTTGGTTCATGCACCAAGAAACAGGGTTCACGAAACCCGTTTTTTGCTAGTTTTAAAGCTTTTTTGCCTTCGTATGCTTTAATAAGGGAGTCTTTGCCCCTTTTAACTAAGATAAAAGTGCGAATACCAAGAGAATATCTCTTTAAATGCCATGAAATTTGAAAGGGGCTAAGATTAATTTTATTTAGTTTTATAAATTTTAATTCGATCCAGATTTCTTTTTTATTATAAATTGCTGTTATGTCTGCTGTGCCTTGCCCTATTCTATTTTCAATTCGTTCAAAATAAACATGGGGCAAGGATTTTTTTAATTGTTGATAAAATTTACTTTCACTCATTTATTAAGTTTAAAATGCTCCATTTCTTTTTTTTCAAGATTTCTCATTTTTTCAATTATTGTATCAGTGAATTCAATATTAAATTCAAAGGGGTCAACGTCTCTGTTTTGATCAAAATCATAAACAAAATCGTTAACTGTCTCTTGGTCTT